GAATGACATCTTGCGATGATAGATTGATAGAATTGGATAATTTAACGTGGCAAAAATCTTTAGAAGGAACAAATAATTCTCACTTATTTAGAGCGATAGGTCCATGGTTAGGCGGAGATCGATATAATTATTCTTATAAATCTGTTATAAGAGTAGGTTTTGAAATGGACATGTACCCAGGAATATTTGATAGTACAGTTTATAATTATGTTACAACAAAACCCACAAGTGAAGCGTGGTTTAATCATTGGACAGCTCATTTAAAAAAGCAGGGAGTAAAAATAAATTTCGGAGAATCTCTCTTTTCGGTGAGAATAAATGAAGAAAAGTCTAAAATTTTATCTACCGTCGTCATAGATGATAAAAATAATACATTTATTGTAGAAGCAGATTATTATGTTTTTTCTTTACCCGTTGAAGTTTTAGATATTATCGTTAAAAAAACGCCAAAATTACAAATTTATGAACAATTTAGAAATATAGAAAAATTAAAAAATATTGCTTTACATATGCAATTATCTTTTCAATTATATTTTGATAGATCAATTTCTCTAGGAATAGGATCGTCGAATATCGATACAAATGATTTTTTATTGGTAGATTCTCCTTGGGATATTATAGTTTTACAATATGATAAAATTTATAAAGATACGAAATTATGCGAAAAATTACCTAATGTTAAAGGGGGATGGTCTGTAGCGGCATGTACAGCCTATATTCCAGGAATAATTTATGGAAAACCTTTCAACAAATGTAATTATGAAGAGATTATAGCTGAATTATGGGCACAAATGTACACTAGTAAAGAATTACAAAGAATTATTATGAAAAATAACGGATATTATTTAGATAAAAGTATGGTTATTAAATGGTCCCCAATGTGGCCAACTTATAAATTTAATGAAAAAACAGGATATTTAGAAACATCGGAGCCAAAATTTACGAATAATGCAGGAACTTATAAACTTAGGCCCTCTTTTAAAACGGATATTAAAAATTTATTCATTTCTACCGCTTACGTAAAAGAAACTTTAGATATTTTTTCGATGGAAGCGGCATGTATAAGTGGAAAATATGTTGCTCATGAAATTTCTAAAAAAGATATTAAAAGTATAAAAAATTGTACATTGCCTCCAATTATTGTTAAAAGACCGGCATTATTATCACCATTAAGAGCGATTGATTCTTTTTTTTACAGATTGGGGTTACCGAATATGAGTTTAATAATCGTTATTATAGTGATTATCATGATAATAATTTTAGTTATAAAATTTCTTAAAAAATAAAAAATACAATTCTTAAATGAAAAATATGATTTTCAAATCTAAAAGATTTGAAAAAATAAAAAAATTATTTATTAAGAAAAGATATTATATTTTCGGCGATATCCTTCGTTAACCCAATATTCGAAAATGTTTTAAAGAAATGACCTTTAATCTCTGCTAAAGGACAATCATCTATAATTGCAAAACTCGAATTCGAGTTTTCTTCTTCATTTTTTCCTATATTTTCTTTTAACCATAATTTAATTTCTGCATCTCTATAACCAAAAATCATTTGTTTAGTTACGCTAAATATTTTAAGATCATATTTATTGAGAGCGTTTGTAATAAAGGATAACGATTCATTATTTATTCTCCAATCACTCGATAAAACTATGTTTGCATCTGTTTTATCGATTATATATTTAAGTATTTTTATTTTTTTATTATCAATAAAAATAATACCGTTTTCCTTTAATTGAGAATCTGTATTTAAAACGCCATCAATATCCAAAAATAAAAATTTAGTATTCATACCCAATAAAAACATTAAATATTCAAAAAAATCATTTTTACGAAAATCAAAAAATAAAAAATATTCCAAAAATAAAAAAATGAAATTTCCAAAATAAAAATAATTATTAAAATAAAAATGTCTATCATCACAACAGAAGAATCTTTCGATAAATATACAAAGGAAAATAAATTAGTGTTTGCTTTTTTCTTTTCTCAACATAACAAAGAATGTATAGAATTTAAGCCAAAAATGGATGAACTTCGCTTGATTTTTAAAAACGTTTGTTTTGTTACCATAGACGTTGATGAATGCAAAAGTTTACTAGAAAGATATAACAAATATAACATAGATAATTATTTACCTAGATTTTTATATTTTGTTAATGAAGATTTTATATATCAAATAAATGAAGTAAATCATTCCGAAATTTTAAGGAAGTTAATGTCGATATCCTCAATGTAAACATAAATCTAATAAAAAGTTCAAATTATTTTTCTCATAGCTGAATGAGAAAAATATAAATTAAAGATTTCAGATTAATTCAGATATCCTTATCCTATTTTCATTTTTAATAATAGCCATGTGCCTTCTATATGTGCGTATAAATTGACCCATTTTAAAATATTTAGTATCTTCGAATGACATAATAGTAGCTTTAGTAGTTGATGATACATTTGTTACTATCGCTAAACATTTGTTAGTTCCATCATTATAAAAAACAATATTTCCGTGTTTTAATCCAATTGATGGATGTTTAATAAAGGATTTATTTCTCCAAAAAGAAACTTCAGAAAACGGTGTATAAATAGGTCTTATTCTCTCATTAATTATTCTATTAAAATGTTTATTTGTCATGCAGATATTTATTAAAAAATTTGAAGTAATATCGGTATTAATAAATGAAAAAATGTGAAACCAGATATCATCATTAATAAAGTCACAAATAGATTTATAATTTTGTTTTAAATAATTATATATTTCCGAAAAAGAAATGTGATTTTTGTCGTCATGGATAAATAAAATATTTTGAAGCATTTATAAATTTTAATAAAAATTATATTAAATTACATTTTTTTCAAACTTAAAAAGTTTGAAAAATTTATTTTTTTTATTTTCATTTTTAAAAAATTAATTAAACGTGAGTTCAACAAGATTCAAACCAAAGGTTTGAATCTTTGTTATACAGCCATCTCCATTTTTAATGCAGGATGTGGATTATAATTTATAATTTCAAAATCATCGATGGTATATTCCGTTATACATTTTGGTTCACATTTAAATTTTAAAATTGGGAAAGGTTTTATTTCCCTTTTAATTTGTTCTTTTAGTGCTTCAATATGATTAGAATAAATATGAACATCACCCATAAAATATATAAATTCTCCAGGTTCTAAACCACAAGAATGAGCTATTAAACAAGTTAATAAACTATAACTCGCTATATTAAATGGAACTCCCAATCCCATATCGCAAGATCTTTGATTCATACTGCACGAAAGAGTTGGAACCGCATTATCAAGATTTCCAACATAAAATTGGCAAATCATATGACAAGGAGGTAACGCCATTTTTTTAATATCACACGGATTCCAAGCGGTCATTATAATTCTTCTAGAGGTTGGATTTTCTTTTATTAATTTAATACAATTCATGAGTTGATCCTCTCCTTTATCTGTATAATTATCATCACATCCAGAATATTCTGCTCCAAAATGTCTCCATTGAAAGCCGTAAACAGGGCCTACATCTCCCTCTTTATTTTCTTTTAAATTTACAGAATCTAAATATTCTCTACTCGAATTTCCATCCCAAATATGAATACCTTTTTTTGATAAATTTTTTGTATTGGTATCTCCTCTTATAAACCAAAGTAATTCTTCGACAATTGCTTTCCAAAAAACTTTTTTTGTCGTTAATAATGGAAAATTTTGTGATAAATCAAATTTCATTATTTTACCAAATATGGAAATTGTACCTACATTCGTCCTATCTTTTCTCAAATTATTTTTTTCAAGTAGCTCTTTTATTAAATCAATATATTGTTGCTCTTCTTTAGAGATTGTTTCCATTATTTTTTGAATTTAAAAAGTAAATTATGATTTTAATAATATTTCATTTTTTCTTATAACAAATAAGAAAAAATAGTATAATTATTTTAAAAATAAAAAATAATTTATTTATTTTCGTCAATCATTTTTTGTAATATTTCTAGATCAATATAAATATATGCGCAAGGGTATTCAATTTCTTTAAACCAATTATCTATGGTAGGATGGTGTTTTTTAATTATCCAAATTTCTTCGTAGTCAAATAAGTGTCTTCCTTCATGATTATAAATGAATTTAACAGTATCTAAATTTCCACCATTTACAGATGCCATTTTAAAATTTTCATTGTGATTTAAATCATTGGGAAAATTTTCATAAACAAATTTAACAGCTTCAAAATTTCCAGTATTAGCGACGTCAATGCCTATAAACATTCCATAATATGCACAATTATTTTTTTGTAAATATTTTAAAATTTCAATATTACCACTATATGCGGCACATTCTAGCATTTCACGTCCAAATTCTCTATCCGTAAAATCACAAATATATAAATTTTTATTTTTTATATATTCTATTGTTTTTACGGTTGAATAAGCTGCAGCAACTGTTAACGGACATGTTGCAGAATCAATATCTATCATAAATGATAAATAGTGTCCAACTTCATATTCTAATTCATTAACACAACATTCCCACATAATACTATTTTTGCTATATTTGTTTTGATTACCGTATCTTATATTTTGATGAATTTCATATTTTGAATAAGGACATTTTTTATCAAAAAGATAATCAATAATATTTATATTTCCAGATTTTGCAGCCGCTAGCCAAAGTGCAGGAAATAGATCACATTTTAATAACATGTGAATTTTTTTTAATGCATCTAAATTTCTGTTAATAGCAGCCATAACCAAATGTAAGGGCCTGATATTAATATGATAATATTCAAAAAAATATTCTATCTGTTTTCCATTATATTCCGCTATATAAGAAGAAATAACATAATTTTGTTTACGTTTAGCAGAGGAATCTTTTTTAAGAAAATTATCAACAATATTTTTCCATTTTTTACAACAATGTGAGACTAATATTTTACTGGGATCGGATAATAAAGAGATTACAAAAATATCTATATCTTCAACGTTAAACATTATTTTTTCATAAAAAATAAAAAAATTTGAATATAATTTTTCATTTTTAAAATGAAAATTATTATTTTATTTTTGTAAAATGAATAAAAATTATTTTATATTTAAAAAAATGAAATAAATATATAACCCAATTTTCAAAACAATAAAAGTATTTTGGAAAATATAAATTCTTGAAAAATGTTTTGAAAATAAAAAAAATAAATTAAAATTTTGAAATGACGACGCCTATAGTTCCGATAAGAGCTATACAATGGGGTTTATTAACGGGTGAGCAATGGAAAAGATATGCCGTGGTTAAAATTACAAAACCTTCCCCAAAAATATCTAATAAATCTAACTTAAAAGAGGGTGGAAAAGATAAAAATATCGGCAAAGATTGGGTAGATAATTTTGATGGTCGATTAAATACGCCATATGATCCTAGATTAGGTGAGCAATCCGATAATGTTCCTTGCGAAACATGTGGAAAAGATAATTTTAAATGTCCCGGTCATTTTGGTTATATAGAGCTACCTTTTCCCATATATAATAAGCAATATATTCACATCGTTTTGAAATTATTGCAATGTGTCTGCAGATATTGTGCTAGGCCCAGAATTTTAACATCACATTTAGAAATACAGGGAATAAATTCCCAAGAAAAAATAAATAAATTAAAAATTTTTGCAGAAAAATGTAAGCCTGTAAGGACATGTCCCTGGGAAAATTGTGGAGAGCCTATGATTTTTTATTCAACGGCAAATAAAAAAAGAGGAGAAACAGACGTACATTTAGTATATTATACCGTGGAAATTAGTAAAACTGCCGATCGAGAGCCATTTTCAGCCGCTGAAGCCTTTGATGTTTTATCGAGAATATCCTATGAAGATTTACAAAGTATAGGATTTAATTCTAATCTTTTATTAAATGAAGAATATAAAGATGATAAATATCTTATGGATTATTCTTGGATACATACACATCAAGTAAAACCAGAGGCGATGGTTTATACGGTTATTCCCGTTATACCCACTTTGGCTAGACCTTATATTCAAGATGAAAATGAAATTAGAGAGGACGATTTAACAGGAAAAATTAATGATATTATTAAATCCGTAAATTTATATAATTCTTTTGATTCGAAAATTTCAAAAAACACCGTTTCAACGAGAAAACATGTAAAAACAAAGGCAGACGTTGAAAGAGATGTTATCATTAATGTTTGGTCCTTAATCGACAATAAAGAGGAAAATAAAAAACAAAAAAGAGGAAATAAAGTTAGAAAAACTATAACGTGTCGTTTAATAGGAAAAGAAGGGAGAATTCAACAAAACGTTGCAGGAAAAAGAGTTAATTTTAGTGCGAGAACTGTTATTATTGGTGGGGGAATTGAATTAAAAAATGATGAATTTGGAGTGCCGAGAGATATAGCAGAGATTGAGACTAAATCTCGATTTGTCTGTGCTGCGTATTTAGAAGAGGCGCAAAATCTCGTTAGAAATGGGAAAGTTAATAAAATTATTCGAGTAACTTATAATGAAAAAACAAATAGTAAGGAACATACGACGATAAATCTCACTAATTTTCCTGATCGAGGAAGATCTTGTTTATTACAAATCGGAGATACTATTCATAGACATTTACAAGATGGAGATCCTGTATATGTTAATCGCCAACCCACGCTTAGAGACGAAAGTATGATTACATTTCGTGCTAAAATTATTGAGGGTATGGCTTTTAGATTATCATTGGCATTTACAAAGGGATTTAATGCCGATTTTGATGGCGCAGACTTCGGAGATGAAAACATTGTGGATTTTCATAGCGGGAATTGCCATCAACAGGTCGCGTGAAAAGCGTGTTACGGCCTAGTAAATAAAAAATAATTTCAGATTTAATTTATAAAAAATTGAAAAACGATTTAAAGAAATTAAAAATATAAAATAAGTAAGAATAAAAATTTTTTAGAAATTTTGAATAAAAATGAATAGCACTGATAAATTATGTGTAGCATGCGGTATAGAGAGAGAAAGAAAATATTTTGTTGGGGTTCAGACTGTTTGTAATCTATGCAAATTAGATCCTGACTTAAAATATGAAATTGTTTGTAATACATGCGGAGAAAAAAAAGGGAATGATATGTTTTACAAAGCCAGGGCAAAATGCAAAGAATGCGTTCTAAAAATGGATAGAGTTAAACCAAAAACTTGTATTGCTTGTAATCAAGAAAAAGAAAGTCCTTTATTCAGGAGAAATCAACCAATTTGTATTGATTGTGAAGCCAATAAAGAGATTGAATATAAAAAAACTTGCGAAGAATGTGATACGACTAAATCAAGCAAATTCTTTAGAACAAATCGCAAAAAATGTATGGATTGTGAAAAAGCAGATGGCCGTAATTACAGGCGAGTTACCGATAAAGCAGCGGTATGGGCGCAAAAGAATCCTGAAAGAATGTCACAACTTCAGCATGATAGTTATGAAAAAAATAAAACTGAAATTCGAGCAAAACAAGCGCAGAGATACAATGAAGATGCTGAATACAAAGCGATTAAAAATTATAGAATATCACTTTGCAGACTTTTGAGTGACGATACTGCTAAAAGAAATATGCGCATGAAAATTAACAGAGAGCAATATATCGAGTGGCTAAATTTCAGATTTGAAGAAGATATGAATATGGAAAATCATGTTAAATTATGGCAAGTAGATCATGTACTTCCACTTAATATTTTATCAACTAAATCTATACAAAATTTATCATTTGAAGATGAAGATTTAGAATGCATATTTATTTGGTATAATACTATGCCTGTCTATTCTGAAAAAAATATGAAAAAAAATAAATATCTCGATAAAGAACAGTTAATTAAACACACAATTGCAGTCAAAAAATTTCTTAAAAAAAATACTAAATTAGGAATTACAACAGACGATCATTTCGTTACATATAAGAGAATCGTCCAACAAATTCTAGATGATAAATAAAAATTTAAAAAAATAAATAAATAATTTTTCTCTGAAGTTTTACTTCAGTGAAAAAATCGCGATCTTTGTAAAATTTGCGATTTTTTCACATATTTTATAAATAATTAAAAAGTTTTTAACTTTTTTCCTTCAGAAAAAAGTCAAACAAAAGTTAAATCTGAAAAAATAATTTTTATTTGCGAAACACCTCGATGACGGGAATCCCCTAAAGTTCTAATTACCAATTTTATATAAGAAATTATATAAAAGAACACGGTTAATGGCCGTACACAGTCAATAATTAAAAAATCGAAGACAGGTAAAAAAGTTAGAAATGTCGCATTAGTTAGGGAAACTAAATGTGACCATTCCGTAAAGAAAATAAAGAAAACGGATAAAATGGGCAATCCGCAGGCTTACTTCCTAAACCCGAATAATAAAAAATTAAAATAAATATTTTTTAATTATTTATTTTTCCAAAAAAAGACAGGGCATGGAAGGGTTTCAACGACTGAACGGGTGTTGGTTTGCTATGAAGGTCTAGTCAACCGGAGCAGGCTTAAGGTACAGTCTAGTCCCACTCGAAAGAGTGCTATTGATTAGTCTCAATAGGATTTATGATCCCATTTACAAATATTTGGGGGAGATTGGTATTTCGGATGAAATGAATTTACATATTCCACAATCTATAGAGGCAGAGGTAGAAATTGCCGTTAATTCTAGATGCGCTAACCATATTGTTAGTGCTCAAAAAAATGGTCCAGTTAATGGCATTGTACAAGATGGACTTATAGGTAGTTTAATGTTAACAATGACATGGGCAGACGACGAAAAAAATAAAAATATTGAAGAAAATGAAAAAGATAAAAAAATTAATGAAAAAAATAAAAATGAAAAAAATTTAACAATGGTTAAAAAAGAGATTGCCATGTCTATTTACGAAGATACTGAAATTTCTCAAGAACGCATACAAAATTTCATGATTAGAGCTAAAAAATATTACCCAGAATATATTATGAATGGAGAATTTATTGAAGAGATTCCCGGTTCTTTATTCATTTCTATTATTTTTCCAAAATATTTTTGTTATACTAAAAATAGCGACCCTGTTTTAGTAATTTCTAAACCAAAAGTACAAATCGAAGATGGAATTTTACTGCCAACTTCTGGACCTTTATGTGTTAAAACAATCGGAGGAAAAAATAATTCAATAATTCATGATCTTTGGAAACTTTCGCCTGAAATCGCCCTTAAATTTATTTCTGATACGCAACAAATTGTTGATAGATGGCTTCCTACCCACGGTTTTACAATGGGATTGCGTGATTGTTTTGCAAGTAAAGAAGAAGAAATTGCTAAAATTTTAATACAAACTCGTGCTAAAGTAGACGAAATAATTTTTAAAAATAAAGATAATGAAAATAGAGTAGAAATGGAGATTAATAATGAATTAAATAATGCAATGGCCGTTGGTCCGCGCATTGCAAAAGATTCTATGATAAAAGGAGAGAGAAATGCTCTTAATATTATGAGAAATGCTGGAGCAAAAGGATCTGTCATTAATTTAGCACAAATTACCGCTTTTGTTGGACAACAAAATATTAAAGGAATTAGAATGAAACGTCATTTAACCCACGGTACAAGATGTCTTCCATGCTTTTTACCTGGAGATATTTCTCCAGAGGCTAGAGGTTTTGTAGAAAATAATTATATTACCGGTTTAACCCCTCAAGAAGCATTTTTTCATGCTGCCGCTGGTAGAGAGGGTAGTATTGCAACGACTGTTAGAACGGCGGAAACGGGATATATACAGAAAAGAATAGCTCGTAAAATTGAAGACTCAAAAGTATGGATCGATGGCTCTGTTAGAGACGCAAATGGAAGAATTATATCTTTTATGTATGGAGATGACGGAATGGATGCAAAAAAATTAATCAGTGTCCCTCAATTAAATTCTCCATTTTTTGTTAATTTATTATCTGTTGCTAGGCGTTTAAATAGTGAATATAGGCAAAAAACAAAGTTTTTTTTAGAACACAAAATAGAAAGTTTTTCGGAAAAAAATAATTCAGAAAATTCTGAAAAAAACTCTGTTTTTAATGAAGAATTTGAACAAAAACCTCGTAAACTTACCGAAGATGAAATAGAGATGCTCATTTCTTTTATTGATTTTAATGAAATAAATTCTCCAGTTATCGATATTGTAACAGAAAATGCTCGTGAAATGTTAAAAAAAATTATTGTCGATATCGAAATTTATGAAGAAAAAATACCGGATTTTTTCTATGAAATTAGAGATACCTATCACAAATCCAAAGCTCCTTATGGAATGATGACTGGGCTTATCGCTACTTCTTCTTTAGGAGAACCCAATACTCAATTGACCTTAAACAGTGTATCTTATAACACTAAAATTATAATTGTTGAAGATAAAATAAATCCAAAAGTAGTAGAAATTGGTGAATGGATCGATAATTTAATGGAAATTAATGAAACAAAAATAAAAAATATTATTCAAAATGGAAAAGACAGCGAATATCTTGAATTATCAGAAATTTTTCAAAAAAATAAAACCATAAATGTGCCCACAATAAATGATGATGGAATAACTAGTTGGGGAAATATTACAGCCGTAACGAGACATCCTCCGCATGGAAATGTGATTAAAATTATTACAAATAGTGGAAGAATTGTAGAAGTATCAAAATCAAAATCATTATTAATATGGGATAATTTAACAAAAAAATTAATGCCTATCGAGGGAAATAAAATAAAATTAGGAGATTTAGTACCTGTGATGCAATATATACCCAATTTAAACTCAGGTATTAAAGAAAGTTTAAATTTTTCTGCTTTAGCAGAAAAATCAAAAAATATTTTTTTAACAAAAAAAATTAATGGAAGAATTACCGATAATATTAAAGAAATTATATTAGATCAAAATACGGGTTTTGTAATCGGAACATATCTTTCTGACGGAACTATTACCAATAGCAATACGAGTATTAAATTAAGTATTAATTCCGATATATTTGTTATAGATAGACTAGAAACATGGTGTAAAAAATATAATTTTTATTATGAAATTTTAAATGTAAAAAATAGATTAGGTGATAACGACAATATTGATTTTTTAATAAATTTTCTTTCGATAACAAAATTATTTAAAACATGGTTGGGAACGAATATGAACAAAAAAATTCCACCCGAATCTTTAATATCAAATTTAGATTTTGTTAAGGGGATACTTGATGGTTATTTTTGTGGAAACGCTATTACAAATAATAATAATATAATAATCTCTTCTGATTCTTTGGAATTAATTGAAGGTATTAACATGTTATGTGTTAGATTCGGTATTTTTGGAAATTTAACAATTAGATATGATAAAAAACTTTTAATAATTTGCGATGATTGGGCACAAAAATATGCATCAATTATCGGTTCTACAAGTCATAAAAAAAATATTTTGCTAAAAAATATACAAAATTCTAGTTCTCTTGGAGTTATTGAAAATAGCAAAAGTCCTTCGGACTGGCTAAGCTCTTATAATAAAAAACCAATCGAATCGCCAAGTTTTGATTCATTTTTTTCGAAATCTCGAAATTGTATTTTAGACCCGATTGTTGAAATAGAGAATATACCAGAAAAAAATCATCCTAAACTTTATGATATTACCGTTCCTAGTACATTGAATTTCTGTATATATAATGGGTTAGGCGTTCGTGATACTTTTCATGGGTGCGGAACAAAAGGAAAAGATGCAAATTCAGGAATTCCGGCATTTAAACAGATAATTAACGCCACAAAATCTAAAGATCAAAAACATGTGGGAAGTACAATCTATTTTAACGATTCAAAAATTAAAAAAAATGCAAAAATTATTGCAAAATTAGAAAACGAAAATAAAAAAATAAATTCAGAAAAACAAAAAGAAGAAAACGATAAAATTATTTCTAAAAAGAAAGAATCTTCGTTAAAATTAGTTCAAAATTTAATCAATGATTTTAAAGAATCTTATGTTAAGGATTTTCTTGTCGATTACGAATTAAAATATCTTTCTGAAAACGCTAAAAATTCAAAAAAAATAACCGGTCCTGTTGATTTAATTACATATAAAGAATATTCCGAAGAATGGTGGGTTTCACTTCAAAAAACTCTATCTAATCCTTTAAAAGATGAAGAATCATTTTCTTCAGATACCGAAGAAAGCTCGTCAAAAGATGAAAACTCATCTGTCGAAATTAAAAGTTTAAATGATAATTGTCCATGGGTTATATCATTAACATTCGACATTGAAAAATTATATTTTCATAAACTCGATTTAGAGGATATTTCAATCGTTATTGAAGAAAATAGTGAAGGAAATTTTACGTGCATTCCATCGCCAGATATTATAGGAAAAATCGATATATTTATGACATTATCGGAATTAAAAAAATATGCAAAAGCCAAAATTAAAAAAACGTTACCAAAAAAAGGAAAAACTAAGGAAAATTCAGACTTTGTAGAGAGAGAATCATTTTTAACAGATGAAAATTTAGATTATTATATTTGCAGAGATACTGTGATAAAATGTATTAAAGAGACTAGAATTACAGGAATTCAAAATATAATTAATGTCTACCCGAGAGAAGATTTAAATACTCACGAATTTGTAATGGATACTGATGGGATTAATTTTATAGATACACTTATAGCACCAGGAGTTGATTCAACTCGTACAATTTGTGATGATATGCATTCTGTTAGAACTATTTTAGGGATTGAAGCGGCCAGAAAACTAATTTTTGACGAATTAAAAAGAATAATTTCACTTGATGGAACTTATGTTAATTCTAGGCATATTTCTACTTTAGTAGATGCAATGACCAT